TCCGGTGTATCTGATGAACGCTGCCATGCGCGGCAACCTGAAGACCACCAAGAAGGATGCAGGCTCCGGCATCTTCATCATGGAGAACGGCGAAGTCAACGGCTATCGCGGTGTGCTCTCCAACCAGGTGGCTTCCGGCGATCTGTGGTTCGGCAACTTCGCCGACCTGATCATCGGCTACTTCTCCGGCCTCGACATCATGGTGGATCCCTACACCCACAGCACCTCCGGGACTGTGCGCGTGGTTGCCCTCCAAGACGTTGACATCGCCGTCCGCCACGCTGAATCCTTCAGCCGCGGTAACGATTCCCTCTGATCATGTTGATCGAGGTCTTACGGCAAACAATGCTGGCAGGCCAGGTAGTTCGGGTGGGGGAAGTCCATGAGGCATCCCCCTCCGACGCCAAACTTCTGATCGGCATTGGCAAAGCTGTTGCGGCTGCCGCTGTGGTGGCCGAGGTGGTTGAGGAGATTACTCAACCTGCACCCAAACCAACTACCCCCCGACGGAGGGCTAAACAATGACCATCCACAATCTTGGTTCTAAGACCACGGTTCTGGGCCTGCTGCGCAACGACGTTGTGACCGCAACCGGCACCGGCTCTGCAATCGATCTGCAGGGTTATGAAGGCGACATGGCTGTGCTGCTGGACGCTGAAGCCGGTGGCGCTGGCGTTACCTACGCCGTCAAGCTGACCGAATCCGACACCTCCGGCGGTTCCTACACCGACGTGAGCGGCGGCGCCTTCACCACCACCTCCGCTAACACTGCCTCGCTGCAGAAGATCTACGTCAACGCGACTTCCCTGAAGCGTTACGTGAAAGTCTCTGTGACCGTGGCTGGTGGCACCGGCGCTGGTGCTGTTGCCGTGATCGGTCTGGCTTCTGCCAAGTACGGCTGATCATGGCGATCACTGAGGATCTGGACGCATTCTTGGCGGACTTTGGCGTTAGCTGCACAGCTGGCGCCACTACCGCCAACGGAATCCTGGACATGCCAAGCCAGGTGATCAGCGATGGGATGGTGCTCACCACCGACTACACGCTGACAGCCAGAACCTCAAAATTCGGCAGCCTCATCCGCGGCGATTCAATCACTGTGGATGGGGCTGCCTACACCGTCCGCGAGACGATGCTGATTAGCGACGGCAAATTCGTGCAGATTGCCCTGCAGAAATCATGAGCGGTCCTTTCAAGGTCAACACTCGCAGTCAGTGGTCTGCACTGAATCCTGTGCTGCTTGCAGGAGAGCCTGGCCTTGAGAGCAACACGCAGAATCTGAAGATCGGTGATGGGCTGACACCGTGGAATAAGTTGCCATATCACGGCTGCCCTGGCTATTGGGGATCCTTCTGGGATGAAACCTCACAGGTTGCCGCTGCGATCAATACGGCCTATCCGATTTTGCTGCGCAAGGTTGATCTCGCCAATCGCGGCGTCAATATCATCTCCGACAGCCGGATCACGGTTGATCATCCGGGGATCTATAGCTTCACGTTCTCGATCCAGTTCACCAATAGTGATGTGCAGATCCATGACGTGAACGTTTGGCTGCGCAAGAACGACAGCGGCAGCAGCGGTGATGTGCCTGCAAGCGACAGCCGGTTCAGCGTCATCGCTAGCCATGGCGGAGCTGCTGGCAACGTGATCGGCACCGTGAACTTCGTGCTGGGCCTGGTGGCTGGTGACTACATCGAATTGATGTGGATGACCAGCAATGTGGCGGCTTACATCCACGCTGAAGGTGCTTCGGCCAGCCCGGCACATCCGAGCATCCCTGGCATCATTTGCACAGTGGTGCAGGTGGCATCGGCATGACGACAAAGCGCGAGACGATTCTGGCTGCAGTACGCACGGCGCTCACTGGCACCAGTGGGGTGAGCAGCCGGATCTATCGCAGCCGTGTTGAGCCAATCAGCCGCGGCGAAAGCCCGGCCATTGTGGTTGAGCCATTGTCTGACAATGCCGAGCAGAACACCAGCTTGCCCCGGCTGGATTGGAGCCTGACGGTGCGTGTTGCGGTGATTGTGCGTGGGGCCATTCCAGATCAGGTGGCTGATCCGATTGTCGAAGATATGCACAACAAGCTGATGGCCGATCTGACCTTGGGTGGCTATGCAATCGACATCCAGCCGGTGGGGGTAAATTTTGATCTATCAGAAGCTGATCAGCCATCCGGCGTGATTGCTTGTGATTATCTGATCCGCTACCGCACAAGCGTAGAGAATCTGGCTAGTTAGACTGCAGAAAAAGGACTTGACCAATGCCGCTGCTAAGCCGTAAGCGCCTGATCCTTACGAAGATCGAGGCCACCTATGGGACCGATTCCAGCCCGGCCGGTACTGACGCGGTGTTGGTTCGGAACCTTGAGATCACGCCGATCGAAGCTGAAACCGTCAGCCGTGATCTGATCCGCCCTTACCTGGGCAACTCCGCCCAGATCCTGAGCCAAACCCGTGTTGTGATCACCTTTGAGGTGGAACTGGCTGGCTCTGGCACTGCTGGCACAGCATCCCGCGTTGACTCGCTGCTCCGCTCCTGCGGTTTCGCCGCTACCACTACTGGCTCGGCTGTTACGGGTACTGCGCAGGCTGGATCGGCTGGCAGCATCACGCTGGCATCTGGCGCTAGCGCCACCGATGACTACTACAACGGCATGGTGATCACCATCACCGGCGGTACTGGTAGCGGTAGCAAGGGCATCATCACTGATTACGTTGGCAGCACCAAGGTTGCCACCGTTCAGAAGTCCACTGCAGCATTCACTCCTGCAGCGTCCAGCACCTACAGCATTGGCGCTAACGTTGGCTACAAGCCTGTGAGCGCCAGCTTTGAGAGTGCCACCATCTACTTCAACAACGATGGCGTGCTGCATAAGGCCACTGGCTGTCGCGGTACTTTTAACCTCAACTGTGAAGTTGGCGCCATCCCGGTGATCTCCTTCACCATGACAGGCATCTACAACGCCCCGACCGATACCGCCGCCCCTGCTGTCACCTACAGCGACCAGGCCACGCCGCTGCTGTTTAAGGCTGACAACACCCTGGCCGTGAACGTGCTTGGCTACTCAGATTCTTGCCTGCAGGCCATCAACTTTGATGTGGCCAATGAGATTGTGTATCGCGAGCTGGTTGGCTGCACCAAGTCAGTGCTGATCACCAACCGTGAACCTGCTGGCGAGGTAACCATTGAGGCGCCGACCATTGCCACCAAGGACTATTTCACCATCGCCAACAACGACACCACCGGCTTGCTCTGCTTCCAGCATGGCACCACGGCTGGCAACATCGTGACGATGGTGGCCTCCACGGTGGACATTGGCAACCCGAGCTACTCCGATCAGGATGGCATCCAGATGCTGACGCTGCCCTACGTTGCAATTCCAACCTCGGCAGGCAATGATGAGGTGGTGTTGACTTTTGCCTGATGGCATTTGTTCTAAAGCAATCTGCTTCGTATAGCTGGCCGGTCAGCGTCAAGCTGCCGGCCGATGGCGGCAAATTCGAGAAACAGACATTCGACGCTGAGTTCAAGCGTTTGCCTCAGGCTCGCATCAATGAGATCCAAGCTGAGGTGCAGGCCAGGATTAAGGCGGCAGAAAACAATGAGCTACTAGAAGGTGGCATCACGGATCAGTCGATCGCTGCTGAAATTCTTGTTGGCTGGTCTGGCATCGTGGATGATGAGGGCGATGAGATCGCTTTCACTAATGCCAACCGGGATCAGTTGTTGGATGTGCCCACTGTGGCCGCGGCCGTGATCTTGTCTTATTTCGATAGCATCGCGGGCAACAAGGCAAAAAACTGATCGAGGCTGCGCGTTATTGGCTTGACGGCGGCAGTATTGACCAGACCGCCGATGATGCCGCAGCCTTCGGGATTGTCATTGATCAACCTGAACGGCCTGAGGTATTTGAGGTTGAGCCTGATGCTTGGCCTGTCGTTCAGCTGTTCGTGCGATGTCAGACGCAATGGCGCACCGGCCCTAGCGGCCTGATTGGGCTTGACTACAATGCGGTGAGATGGGCTTTTAGCCTTTACGACGTGAAGGATCAGCGCACCATGCTGGAGGATCTTCAGATCATGGAAAGTGAGATCCTGGTGAAGCTTGCTGAACGGGAGGGCTGATCATGGCTATGAACATGACGGCAGCCGTCAATATCAAGGCCAGCGTTGATGGCTTGCAGTCGATTGCTGGATTGCAGAAAGGCTTGGCTGGTGTTGATGCCCAGGCCAAGAAGACTAATCAGACCTTTGGCGGATTGCGCCAAGCTGCTGGTGGTGCGCTTGGCGGTTTGACCGGATTGATTCCTGGTGCAACTGTCGCTGGCCTGGCAGTGCTTGGTAAGCGATCTATTGATGCAGCCGACAACCTGCGCGAGTTAAGCCAGAGAACTGGCGTTGGTGTTGAGACCTTGAGCCGATTCGGTGCAGCTGCTAAGGATTCCGGCAGCAACATTGACGAGGTTGCCAAGGCAATGGGCAAATTGGCTAAGGGCATTGCCGACCCAGCCTCAAAGGTGAATGAATCACTGAAATCAATCGGCATCAATTCGCGTGATGCTCGCGGCAATATTCGTGGTGTTGATGCGATCATGTTGGATTTGGCAGACAAGTTTGCAAAGCTGCCTGATGGGGCGCAAAAGACTGCCCTGGCAATGGACATCTTCGGCAAGTCAGGAGCCAACCTGATTCCAATGCTGAATGAAGGGCGTGATGCTTTGGAGAAGTATCGCGCCACCATATCGACCGATATGGCAAATGCAGCTGATCAGTTCAATGACACGCTCAATGAGTTAGGCCGATCGCTAGCGGGTCCATTCAATCAGGCCATTGTTGCGATACTGCCGTCTCTAACGCAGTTTGCACAGTTGATTGCAGGCGTTGCGCAAGCCTTCGCCAAGTTGCCACAGCCACTGCAGACCACGGTGATTGCGGTGAGTGGCTTAGCCATTGCATTCAACTTATTGGCCGGCCCGATCGGCGTGGTCGTAAAAGGCTTTCAGCTGATCGCCGGTTTGAAGATTGGCGCCACGATTGCTGGGTGGGCGCCTGTGATTGTTCAGCTTGGTGCAACGCTTCTGAATCTTGGCCGTATCTTGATAGGTGTTTTTACTGGCCCCGTGGGCTGGGCGGCTCTGCTGATTACCGCTGGCGTTGCACTCTATGTTTTCCGCGATAAGGTGGCGCAAGTGTTCCGCGGACTTGGCATCCTGATAGGAGCAGCATTTAATGGCATTCGCAGCATTTTTGTTAATGCTGTCAATGCCTTTACCTCGATTTTTGTCCAACCGATTGTTCGCCTTTCGCAGTCAGTTGTCCAAGGGATCAGTAATGCCTTCAAGCAACTGGGCAACTTCATCACTGCGCCCTTCAGAACTGCGCTTGGCTTTGTGCGTAGTGTGATGAGGGATCTGCTCACCTACGTGGCTAGCGGAATCAACCGTGCAATCGGTGTGGTGAATCGCCTCATCGGCGCCTATAACCGCTTGCCTGCGCCTGATATTCCGCTTGTTCCGAGCGTGTCAGTGCCTGCCTTTGCTGAAGGCGGCACCGTCAACAAACCAACGCTGGCACTTGTCGGCGAGGGCGGCCAGAGGGAGTACATCATCCCTGAATCGCGCATGGCACAGGCAAGTGCCAACTACCTGGCCGGTTCACGCGGTAATGCAGTGTTGAGTGATCGCAATGGCGCAGGTGGTGGGCTATCGATTCAGATTCAGACTGGCCCGGTGTTGCAGCAAAATGGCCAGAACTGGGTGAGCGTTCGCGACATGGAGCAGGCTCTGAACACGCTTGCTGATTCGCTGCTGTCCAATAACCGCACACCTGGCGGTCGTCGCTATCAAGGTGTGGCAGCATGAGCAATCGCGGCCAGGCTCAATACCTGAGGATCTTCGACAATTCGCAGACTTACACCCGCTGGCAGTCGTACTACATCAATCAGATCATCACGCTTGATTCAGCATCTTGGACTTATAACCCCTTCAATGCTGATGGCATGGTGGCCGGCAGTGCTGGTGGCTCCGACGTGACAATCACGGTGCCAGCCACTGCTACGGCAATCAGCGTGTTCACCGCTGCCCTAAATCAAAACAGGCTCTGCGAGATCAAGACCTACGAGTTCGATACTCGCCTGTCCAATACAGCACCACAAGCGGGCCAATCACTGATCAGTTCCTATGTGGGTGAGGTCATTAAGATCTCTGGCAGCTTTGTGGAGCTGCAGGTTAGCCTTGGCTCAGCACTCAGTCCGGTCGGCGCCCAGGTGCCACCACGTAAATTCACGACGCTGCTGATCGGCGCACCGTTGCGGACATGAATTTTTCGGTTCCTGACCCCCTATCGCTGCTGCCGTATCAAAGCGGCTTGGTGGTCACACCACTGGATGAAGGTGCCGCTAAAGGTGAATCACAGCTGGACACGCCGCAACGTGCAATCACAATTGGCGAGACTGTGCCGATCGTGTTCTGCCGCCGCGTCAATGATGAAGGCGGTGTGTTTGTTAGCCCTGGTGCGACAGAGGGGCGATATGAAAACGATGGCACCACTAATGAGCTGACCGTCAACCTGCATCTAGTCCTCAGCGAAGGGGACATGGATCAGCTGCAGCTGCGTGATGTGTATCAACGCGCCTGCCGTGTTGGGACATGGAAGCAGACCTACGATCGCCGTGCTGGCACTTGGGATCCAGGTAATTACATCACCGAGGTGGCTGGCACCAAGTTCTGGAATTGCCCCTACTACTGCGGCACCCAGGGAACTTATGACAACATGACCACCCTCAGCTATGAAAACAATCATGCTGATGGTGACGAGACTTGGAACAAGCAAGTTCACTGCTTTGTTCGCAATGGGATGAATGTCACCAGGATTCTGGACAACACCCTCGGGCCAAGCAATAACGTTGTGGATCTGGCGCTGTATTTGATCCGCCAGAGCAGCCGGTTCCCTGAATCAATGCTTGATCTGACGGCAATGGCTGATGCCGCAGAATTTTGCGATGTGAACGGGCTGTATTACAACGGTGAATTCAAGGATTCAACCAACCTGGAAGACTGGCTGGATTCGATCAGCAGTAACTTCTTGCTTCGCGTTAGCGACAAAAATGGCAAGAAAGGGCTGCGGCCACGGTTACCTGTGAACGCCAATGGCACCATCAAAACCACAACGATCACTCCGGTGTTCACATTCACTGAGGATCATGTCCTGCCCAATGGCTATCAGATCGAATACATCCCACTTGATCAGCGCCGTCCGATCTATGCGCTAGTCCTGTGGCGTCAGCAGCCGACAAACGATATTGGCATCATCCGAGCCGCTGAGGTCAAGATGACCGGCACTGCCGCCAGTGGGCCGTTTGAGCAATATGATCTGAGCCAATTTTGCGCGACTGAGGATCATGCGATCAAAGTTGGCGCCTACTACGTCGCGAAGCGGTATTACATCACGCATAGCCTGCGGCTTAGCGTTGCGCCCAGCTCATACAACTCAACTCTTGCAGTCGGCGATGTGGTTCGCGTGCGCCTACGTCGTGAAACCAACGTTGGCACGGTTTCCCATCACGACTTTTTGTATGAGGTTGAGCGGATCAACCGATCAATCAGCGGCACCGTTGGCCTCGATCTAATCCACTTTCCCGTCGATTCGCAAGGCCGCAGCCTGGTTGCACTTGCTGTTGACGCTGCTGTCGGTCCTGGATACACGCTGCCTACTGGTCGCTTGGATTTCTCTTGCGATATTGAAGGTCGTGATGAAGACACCACACCATTGGTTGATGAAGGAGAAACTGTCGGAGGGCTGCCTGTATATGCCGATGTGGGCTACGACGTGCCGATCGGTTCGGAGTCGGAACCAAGTGATGAAATCAGCAATCCAACTGATCCGTTGGAAGAGGAGCAGCCAGCAGGCACAGGCGACATCACTGGCCTGAGCGATCCACCAGTTGAAGGTGAAACCGCCAACGCTGCGCCCCCTTGCGCCAATGGCCGCGTGACTTGGTACAGGGTCTCACGTGATATTGCGGCCACCGCAGCCGAAGCTCAGGCCACGAGCGTCAGCCAACGCGAGTTCATCAAAGAAGAGGCCCTGGGCGGCGGTTGGCAGGCCGGCTCCGACTTGGTGCTCACATCAAGTGATATTGACTACTGGATCATCGCTGAAGCCAGCTGCCCGGATCCTGGCTCGTCTGATGGATTTGGTGATCGCTTCCCGATTGGTGTCAC